GGCTGGCCTGAGTTCCATCGCGATTGGTATTCTGATGTTGTCTGGTGCAGGCGGTTGGGCAAATGAGCTTGGCCGCTTTGTTACTATTCTGGCAGGCGGTCAGGACGCTTCGCCCGCCGCTTTGATGTCGCTTGGCACTGGCCTGATTGGCATTCGTGACAAGCTGTCTCGGGTGTTTGGCGATGAGTGAGATTATCATTGGCTTAGGTGCCTTGTTGATTAGCGCAATGTCGCTGTTCCTTGGGCAATGGCTAGGCCGCGCCAGCGGGCGCAGAGAGGGCCGTCAGGAGGCAGAAGATGCTGCGATACGTGACACTACCGAGCGAGTGGAAAGGGGCCGTGAGGCGGTCTCTGCTGGCCGCTCCGATGATCCTGTTGACCGGCTGCGGTCTAACGAGGGTAGCTGGCAGTGAGGGCGGGGCGGGCTGCGTCTCTTATCAGGAAGCGCGCCTGTCTCTACCGCCTGTGGAAACGATTACCGAGGTGCCAGAGGCTTGGGCGTCGTGGATAGCTGATCTGGATGACAGGATGACAGGTACGTGCAGGTAGCCTCTGCCTGTGCTATATCTAAGGCAACGAAAGGGGTTATATCATGGCCACCACAACCAATTACACCTGGGACTTGCCCACCGTCGGTGGCGACGAGGACACCTGGGGGACAAAAATAAACGGCAACTGGACTGCGCTTGATACGCTTCTTGGCGGCGTCAATGCGACTGAGTTTGCCATTCTGGACGGGGCAACGGTCACGACCGCCGAACTGAACCTGCTGGACGGCGTGACGTGGACGCTGACCGACTACAATACACTGACGGCCACGGCGGCGGAACTCAACCTGCTGGACGGCCTGACGGCGGTCTCTGGGGCTGATACGACTATCGTCACGGGGACGGCTGGAACGGATGGGCAGTATGCCCAATGGAACGCAGACGGCGACGTTGTTGGCGTAGACATTGACACGCAGTCTCAGGCAACGTGGGAGGCCGGGACCGACACGACAGAAAGCCTTGTTTCGCCAGCGAAGGTGAAGGCTGCGGTTGAGGCGTTGGCTGTTGTTTCGGACTCTTTGGCATCTGACGGATATGTTGAGTTATCAAACGGCTTGATTGTCCAATGGGGGACAATTGCGGGGGACGGTGTCAATAACTCGTTTGTCTCCGCGACGTTCCCGACGACGTTCCCCACCGCGTGTTTCACAGTCGTGGCTGGTCAAATCGGCACACGTGTAGACCAATACACCCCATCGGTCAAAAACATAACCACTAGCGGGTGTGAAATTTCGCACAACACAAGCGGTTATGATCAGACATACATTGCCATTGGTTACTGATGACCTACGTCCCCATAAAAATCCCGCCTGGTTTCTTTCGCAACGGCACCGACCTTGAAGGCGCGGGCCGCTGGCGTGATGGCAGCCTTGTGCGATGGAAAGAGGGTAGCCTGCGCCCGATTGGCGGCTGGCGAGATCGTGTTGCCTCGGCCTATGCCGCCGCGCCGCGCGGGATGCTGGCGTGGGAGGATAACAACGCGGATCACTGGATCGCGGCGGGGACGTATAACAAACTCTACGTCATGCTCGGCAGCGCCAGCAGCGCGTCGGATATCACGCCAGTCGGCTTGACGGCTGGCCTTGAAGACGCTGCGGTGAATACCGGGTATGGTGGCGGCACGTTCGGATCAAGTTTCTACGGAACGATCCGACCGGATACCGGCAACTTCTCAGAGGCGACCACTTGGCAGATGGATACATGGGGTCAGTATTTGGTCGCGTGCAGCAGTTCCGACGGGAAGTTGTACGAGTGGCAATTGAACACCGGAACACCTGCGGCTGTTATCAGCAATGCTCCGACCGGATGCTCCGGCGTGTTCTCGACAGAAGAGCGGTTTCTGTTCGCGCTTGGGGCCGGTGGTGATAGCCGTAAAGTTGCGTGGTCCGATCAGGAAGATAACACGACATGGACGGCTGCGGCGACCAATCAGGCTGGCAGTCAAATCCTGCAAACGCCGGGCCGGATCATGTGCGCACAACGCACAAGCGGTCAATCGCTAATCCTTACTGACACAGACGCGCACCGTGCGGTATATGTTGGGCCGCCTTTTGTCTATCAATTCGAGCGCGTCGGGTCGTCTTGCGGCATAATCGCCCGCAAGGCCTCGGCGTCCACGGATGCTGGCGTCTTCTGGATGGGGACCAAAGGGTTCTTCCGTTTTGATGGGCAAACCGTTCAAGAAATCCCGTGCGAGGTCAGTGACGCTGTTTTCCTTAACCTAAACACCGCTCAGATCAGCAAGACGTGGGCCGTCAGCAACGGCCAGAACGGCGAGGTCTGGTGGTTCTACTGCTCGTCGGATTCAAACGAAATCGACAGTTATGTGGCCTATGACTTCAAAGAGGGTCACTGGCTTCTTGGCAAACTTGCGCGAACGAGCGGCGTGGATCGCGGTGTTTTCAGGACGCCGATCTACGCTGACGACGGCGGCGACGTTTATGACCATGAAACCGGCTTTAACTATGGTGGGGCGGAGGTCTACGCGGAAAGTGGACCTGCCAGCATCGGCAACGGCGACCGGCTGGTAAACGTGCATAAGCTAATCCCTGACGAGGCAACGCAGGGCGAGGTGACGGTGACGTTCAAAACGCGGCTCTATCCAAACTCACCAGAAAGCACGTTTGGTCCTTATACCATGGCCAATCCGACCAGCGTTCGGTTCGCTGGTCGCCAAGCCAGAATGCGCGTCACGGGCAGCACCCTAAGCGCTTGGCGGTTTGGCGTCCCCCGCGTTGATGTAACTGAGGCTGGCAGGCGATGAACCTACCGCAGCCAACAGGTTCAGACTGGAAAGCATGGGCGTCTCAGCTTTTGAGGCAGCTAGGCCGCCAGCTTGTGCAGCTTGTCTACAAGCAGTCGTCTGACAGCGCGGCTCAAAACGGCGTTCTGCTTTGGGATGACGTAAACGGCTATCCGGTCGTAAGCAAGAACGGCGAATGGCGACAGGTCGTCTTGGAAGACGGGGACGCGCAGCTTTACATAGATGCTGACGTGACTGCTGCGGCTGTCGATACTGCATACGCTTTGACATATACGGTCGCCACGGCAAACGGGATCAGTTTGGGGACACCGGCATCGCGCATCGTGTTTGAAGAGGCTGGCGTCTACATGGTCAGCTTTTCCGCACAGATCGCGTCAACGTCTTCGTCGACTGTTGAGTTTTACTTCTGGCCCCGTCTCAACGGCGTTGATGTTAGCGGCTCGACCATGAAAAACGCTCTGCATCAGAATGGTTCGACCATTGTGGTGAGCCGCTCGTCTATCTTTACTGTGTCCGCTGGAGATTACCTTGAGGCGTATTGGGCGGTTGATAGCACAAACGGAAAGCTGGCTGCCTATGCGGCCACCGCCTTTTCGCCTGGCACGCCTGCCAGCACGATTGCTGTCACAAGGTTGAGCGGATGACAATGGCCGCTCAATCGGATAAACTGCCTGTAAAGGTTAGCCTAGTGCAGCGTGACCGCGTTGATATGGTGTGGGCTGTGGTGTCGCCAATTGTGGCAATGTCGCAGCGTCGTGTCGCCAATGATGTTGGTCTTGATGAAATACGCGGTGATCTAATCAACGGTGGTCAGCAGTTATGGCTCATCACGGTTGGGGACAAGTTGACGGCGGTAATCATAACAATGATTATCCAACACCCCCGCAGGAAAATCCTCCACCTATCGCATATTGCAGGGATGCACATGAAGGTTTGGCTGGAGGACGCTTTGGATACGATGGTTGAGGTGGCTGAAAAAATGGGCTGCTCGGCAATAGAAGCAAATGGTCGCTTGGGGTGGTCCAAGCACGCGGCGAAACTCGGCTTTGAGGAAAAGAGCCGCGTATATGAAATGGAGTTGAAACATGGGTAGAAGCAAAACGACCCAAAGCAGCACGGCCACGGTCCCCGGTTTCATCGAGGACTTTTACTCCGAGCAAGTGTTTCCGGCGGCCACGGCTATCGCCCAGCAGCCGTTTACGCCATACGAAGGCCAGATGGTTGCGGATGTATCGCAAACGTCGTTGGGCGCGTTGCCTTATTATGACCAGATTGGGCAGATCAGCGGCATGACGCCCGCCGATTATCAGGCAATGAACGAGGCGAATTTGTCTGGCTACACGGCAAACGTGCTTGATCCCGCTCTGGCTCGTATGGCCCGTGAACGCGAGATCGCGCAGACGCAGGAAATGGCTGATATCACCAGATCGGGCGCGTTTGGAAACGAGCGGCGCGGCGTCTATGAGGGCGAACGCCAAGCAACTTACGAGCTTGGCCGAGATCAAATGATCGCTGACCTTATGCGCCAAGGCTACAATGAGGCGCAGGCCGCGACTATGGCCCAGCTTCAAATTGGTCAGGGTGCGGCGGGGCAAGCTGCCGCTGGTCTTCAGCAGGTCGGCGGGCTTCAGCAGACCACCGACCAAGCGGCGCTGGAAGCGGCTTACAATGAGTTCTTGCGCGAACAGAATTACCCGCTGCAAACGCTTGGCGCTCTTGTCGGGGCCGGTGGTCTTGGGCAAGGTTTGGTCGGCCAGACCACCACGCAAAGCAGCAGCCCTGGTTTCGCTGGCACGCTTGGCGCAATTGGCGCTGCTGGTCAGGCATTGTCGGCCTTCTCTGATCGCCGCCTCAAGGAAAACGTGGTTCTGGTGGCCGACGTTGCTGGCATCAAGTTTTACCGCTGGACGTGGAACGAGGAGGCCAAGCGGATCGGGGCTGATAGTATTCGACCGTTTGGGGTTATCGCGCAGGAACTGCGGGAGCAGCATCCAGAGTTTGTGCATGAGGGCGATGACGGCTACTTGCGCGTTGATTACGATGGCCTTGAAGCAAAGATTGGGAATGCAGCATGACTATGGACCCGAACGCGCCGCCGACCGGCTTCATGGGCGGCGTGCAGAACACGATGCAAACGATTGGGCAAGGGCTGGGCAACCTGTTCCCAGGCTACCGCGACGCGCCACGACAAGGTGGTGAAACCGATCCCTTCAGCGGCTTGTCTCGCAATCAGCGCATGTTGCTTGGCTTTGCTGCCCTTCGGGATGCAGCCGCGTCCCTGCAAGGTGAACAAAGCGACTTCTTTACGTCAGCGCTTGGCGGCTTTGAGCAGGGCCGAGAGCGCGAGCGGTTGCGGCAGCAGGGTATGTTCCAGAACCGAGTGCAGGCCGCTCAGGCGCTTGCAATGATCCAGCAGCAAATCATCTTGGGGCAAAGCTTGCGCCAAGACGTTAGCGGGCTGCAGGCGATGGCTGATCAAATCCAAGCAGGCCTGATGGATGGCTTCGGTGGCGCGCTTCCTGCAGTTCCAACTGGGACCGGGGCCGTGTTGCCTGCTGTCACCGGAACCCCGGCTGTCTCCTCCGCTGGCGGCGCGGCAGGCACGCGCCCGTTGCCAGGCGTTATGGTTGACGCTCAAGGCAATCTGGTCGGTGAATACACCGGAGAAGAGGAAGCGGCTCTGCCTGCGGCGGAGCCTGTTGCTCCTGCGGCTGAACCCGCCGCGCCCAGCGTGTTTAATCCTGCATCGTTTACGACTGTTGAAGATGTGGACGCAGCAATGGCTCAACTGAGCCAAGAGAATTCGGAACTGTCTCAGCGACCAGCGATTAGCGCGGGTGGCATCACGATTGATCCAACGGATCAGATTCAAACAAACATGGATATCATCGAGCGCCTGCAAGAGCGTAGAGATCAGCTTGAGGCTGCGCAGGCAGGTCAGGAAGCCCAGGAGGGACGGCAAAGCCTATTTGTTGAGCAAATTCCTGCTGCCGTTAATGCCTTTGCGGAATACCTCACGCCAGACGGACAGTTCATAAACACTTCGCGCCAAGCGGCTTATACGGCCAACATGGGCGCGGACACTTATCAGTTCCGAGCGCTTCAAGGTGCGCTGGCTCCGCTTGCAGCGGTGCAGGCGTTTGAAAGTGTGGCAGACGCTAGGGCGGCAGGATACACAGGCACGCTAACCGACACCGACATCCGAATCATCTCCGGCGTCGGTGGCGTTCTCGATGCGGCAAATCCTTTGGCCTCAATCCAGACGCTGCGGCAAATTTATCAGCATCCCGATCTGTCCGATGAGGCTCGTCGCCTGATGAATATTCCGCCGGAGTGGGCAGCCGCATGGGGTGGCCCCCAAACATTCACGCTATCAGACGATGACAGAAGCCTGGTTGAGCAGTATCTTGGGGGCCAATAATGGAACTTGAACAAATCATGCAGGCGCTGCGCGAGGCTAACCGTCGCGCGCAGCAGGGTGACGCACAGGCTGCCCTAGATGCTTCGCGGCTTGCGCAGATGGCGAGCCAGCACCCTGATTATCAAGCCCCTTCAGAGCCGCAGGCGCCGAGCCTTGCTGGCGACTTGGCAATGTCCGCCGGTTCTGGTTTGGCGCGTGGTGTCACTGGCCTAGCTGATCTGCCGGGCGCCATAACGGGGTGGCTCGGGGCGCAATCCGGGCGCCTAGTTGAACCAGTCTATGAATACTTCAGCGGTGAAGACCTGCCGACTGAATTCTACACAGAGACGGCCAGGCAAGCAATTGAGCGCATTTCCCCATTTGCACCTGGTGGGCAGACGTTGACCGGCGCAGCATCCGAAGTCGCGCCGGAGACAATGGCGTATGAGCCGCAAACTACTACCGGGCGTTTTACGCAGCGAATCGCTGAAAACGTCCCCGGCGCGCTTATCCCTATCGGTGGGGTTTCTCTTCCGGCTCGTCTCGGCTGGGGCGCTGTGGCGCCCGGCGCCATGGGCGAGGGAACGGAAATAGTCGCGGAAGACTTGGGCATGTCCCCAGAGGCCGCACAACTTGCAGGCATAGGGGCTGAAATCTTTGGGCCGATGGCGTCGTCTGCTTTGGCTGGAGGCTTGCGCTCTGCGGCGATTGGGCCGGAAGCGCGCGCTCTTGAGGCCGGAAGCGAGCGCGCCCGATCTGTCGCTCAACTTGAGAACCTTGGCATCACAGACATGACGGTCGGTCAGCGGCTCGGCAGTGAGCGATTAATGCGCCTTGAGGGCGTCGAAGCGGGCCAGCGCGACACGATCCTTGACCTGAACAGGTATTTGATGCGCCAGCTTGGCTCCACAGCCGAGCGCCCCACGCGCGAAGCTTTGGGAGAAGTCGGTGCACGTCTTGGTAGCGTCTTTGATGAGGCAGAGGCACTAATTGAAGTCGTGCCAAGCCAGAACGTGCGCGACCGAATTTATCAATCTGTTGTGCAATATCTTGACGACACGGGCCGCGACGAACTCACAGGAACGCTGAACCGCGTAACTGAAAGCATTATCAATTCCATTGATAATGGCGTTCCGGTGACGCAAACGCAGCTGCAAAACTGGCGCGCCGAAATTCGCCCAATTTTGCAATCGTCGGCCAATCCACGAACGGAAATTCCGATTGCAAATACCCGACTCGCAACTGACCTCATGGAGGCATTAAACGAGATCGTCATTGAGGGCGCGCGCCAAACTGCTGACCCGACCCTATATCGTCGGCTTATGGACGCTCGTTCGGATTACCGGGACTATATGACGGTGATCAACGCCATGCGCAGGAGTGGCGGCGCAACAGCAAGCTCCGGCCTTGTGACGCCAAATGCTCTTTATGGTGAAGTTTCTCGGCGCGAGGGAACTCGCTTGCTTTCGCAAAGGCCGGGGCAAGTTTTGCGCCCTATATCGCAAGCTGCCGCTGCGTCTCGGGAAGTTCTGGGCGACCTTGATCGCGTCCCATCTGGCGGCGTGAGGTTCTCGCCAAGGGGGCCTGAAATGGGCGTTCTTGCGGGACTTATCGGCATGAATGCCGACAATATCGGTCCGCTTGGCGTTGCTGGCATGGCCGCAGGAGGATACCTTGCTCCGTCTATTGGCCAAGCTGCGCTTCGCTCAACGCCAGGGCAACGCGCGCTGACAGGGCCGCTTGGCATTATCCCCGGCCTTGAGCGTGGTATGCTTTACGGCTTCCCAGCGGCGGCCAATGAGCCTGCTGGGCTGCTTAACCGCTAATTTGATCGCTAAGATACTTCGGCGGTCGGCCTCGGCGCTTCGGCTCCGGGGCCGAAAGCTGTTCAATGCGATCAGCGGCTTCACGACACAGCCGATCTACAGCGCGTGGGTTTTCAACGCGGTGAATGGTGCGCAGCGTGGCCACAAGTTCCCGATCTGCGGCGTTCATTTGATGCCCGCCGCGTTTTTGTAGGCCTGCCAGGCTGCATCCCATTGAACGTGACTGCCACCAACGGTGGACAATTTGTCCAGCATAGCTTGTTCAGCTGTTGTGTCAGGGGCTTTCACGGTTTTTTTAGCTGTTGCCATGATCCATCTCCTTGATGTAGCCTAACCCTAGCGGCACCGGCTTTCAGGTGCAACATCTAGCGGCGTGTTAGCATGTCAACGATGTTCCCACACATGTGAAGACCATGTAAAACTAACCGCCCCGCTTGCCTCTGCCCCGGCTGGCGGGGCTTTTTGTGTGTTGGGTCGAGCGGTCGGTCCCGGTGGTGGTTAATCTGACAGCGGGATTCCCGCCATCACCACAAGCGGGACTGGCTGCAATGAAAAAGCGGGGCCGAAACCCCGCTTCCTTCA